TCTATCAACCTTCTCTCTTGCTTAAATTTGCATCCATTCGTGCTTGAGCCTTGGACTCCGCGCTTTTAATAGCACTGAAGATTTTACCTTGTGCGTTCTTGCGGTTGTTGTCCGTTGCTTTTATCAAAGCTCGACCTTTGTCATTGCCTGTGTGATGAGCAGTAGGCAAGACACCATAGTATTTTTCCACTGTCTGAATAAACTGTTCTGATGCTCTTGGATTTGTTGAATTAGAAGCGCGAGTTCTAGCCCTTGATGCAGCACTTCCACGACCTGCGGTTTCAAAAATTGCTCCTGCTTTGTCGCGCTGAATAACTCCATAAGCATTGCGAAATCCTGTTGTGCTTCGGCGTGAGGTAGGAGAAATAGATTTAATGCCTGCCTTTGCCTTGGCTACATCATAAGTCACAAAAGATGAGGTTTGACTTTGACCTTTTTCAAGCGGGCCAATGAAACCTGAAAATTTCATTTGTCTTGCCCAACCTGAAGGTCGAATGTCAAAAGGCAGATAATCGCGGGCTTCTTGAACTATTGTGGAAACTACACCTTTGACTTCTTTGTCTAGTTCCCTTTTAAGATCAGGCGCGAAACGCTCAAGTGCAGCAATGGTTGAGTCAATGCCTTGGAGTTCCATAGTATATTGAGTCAATCTCATTTGTTTCGCGCCTTTGCTCGTTCTTTCACATAAACGAAAATTGCTTCCAACACTCCGTCAGGGGCATCAAGTAATGCCACCGGCGAAATTCCAGACTCCACAGAGAGAGCTGCTATTTGATAGGTCAGGCTATCTCTGTGGATTCGGAAGAAGGGTCTGTCACCAAGGTCACTTCTTCAAGAGTGTCTAAGAAGTCAGGGCCAAAAGGTTTAACAACGCGACCATTGTGCTTCATCGCTGACCAAGCCAGGAAGTAGATATGCTCTAATTTCTGCTCTTCGGCAATAAGTTTTGCTAAGCCCTTTTGATACTTCTGCTCAAACTCCACAATCACTCTTGGTCGAAGCGAATAAGTCGCATCGGTTCCATCGGTAGTGCGAACACGGATTTTTAAGCCATCCATTTGTTTCCCCCTAATTGATTTAAGATGTTGATTTTGTGATTGCGCCCGAAATAGGCCAAGTCACACTCGCAGTTGCTAATTCTCCAACAGCACCATTAAGAGGTGTCCATTCAGAGATTAGAACTGAGAAGTTGTATTTTGGATTTGTTGCGCTAACTGTTGTGTTGACAGGTCTGACCTCACAAGCGACTGCGGTTCCAAGCAACGGATAAATCGTTGATTCAACCGAGCCTGAAGCGTAGTCCTGGTGGAACTCGAAACTTACAGAGTTATCTGCAAGTCCGGCCACTCTCTTTTTTGCCGTGTCACCAAACGCCGTTGTTTCAACGATGTCAAAGGTGGTGTTCAGTGACACGCTCGCAATATGATCCGACAAGTCGGTGGATGCGAAAGTCACATAGGCATTAGTGAGAACAAGTCGTGCCATATTATGCAGTTGTCTTTACGATTGCGCCGCTAACTGGCCAAGTGACAGATGCAGTTGCAAGTTCTCCAACTGCTCCGTTAAGTGGTGTCCACTCTGAAACAAGTGCGCTTGCTGTATAGAGAGGATTGCTTGCGCTTGTTGCGGTATTTACAGGCTTGACAGTGACAGTGGTCACTGTTCCGAGTAGTGGATAAATTGTTGCTTCAACTTCTCCTGAAGCATAGTCTTGGTGAAATTCAAGACTGATTGAATTGTCTGCAAGACCGCCGATGCGTGTGCGAGCTGCGGTGCTTGAAAATGCTGTTGTTTCAACTACATCGATGGATGAGTTAAGTGTCACTGATGCCACATAATCAGACAAATCAACTGCGTTGACTGTGACTAGGGCATTTGTAAGAACGATGCGTGCCATTAGTTTTTGGCTCCTTCTGATAGTGCTGGTTTGATGGTTGGTTGACTTGCTTGACTTGCTTGAATGTGGCCGCTTGCAATGAGAGCATCAATGTTTGCGCCTGCATTTTCTAGCTCTTTCAAGGTAAGAATCTCACCTTGTTTTTTTCCACAGACCTCGCGGCCTGAGATGACCTTGTAAGCCATTAGGTTCTCCTATCCCCAAATCGTGAGTCTGTATCGGTATGAGAGAAATGTGACTCCTTGTGAGTCATAGGTGCCTGCTTCGGCTCCTGTGACACGCAGAGTGTTCACTGCTCCCGACAAAGTGCGATCACTTTCTAGCGCGGTCTTGATAGAGCCAGTGCCACTTCCTGCAAGGAAGGCATCCAACTTGTCTTGTCCTGAGCGTTCTGAAAAGCGTTGCACAATCACAAGAACATCGACTTGCGCTTGGTCTAAGCCACGAGCGTTGTCGATGTCGAATGTGAAATCTAGTTGGCCTACAACTGCGGCAGGCGGTGTCACTGTGTCAGGGATTAAGTCATAGACTCTGAGTCCTGAAATAGTTTGAAGATTAGTTTTAAGACCATCACGAACTTGGCTTGGATTCATACTGCCAAACCATTGTTTCTTTTAATTGGTCGAAGTAGAGCCTCGACATCAGGGTCAAGACGGGATGAAAGTCTTACAGTGCCAAGTTCAGGAGTTCCTGCGATTCCAAATGGCGACTGCTTACGAATGAAAAGCCGAGAGCTTTGAATTAAACAAGCCTGATTAAGTTCTGAAGGAACCGCAGACCAACCCCAAACGCCTGTCACTCGACAGGATTGAGGCAGATAGTAAGGCCAAACATAACGACCTGTTGCCAAGATTCTTGTGTAAGGCCAACCGCGCCGAGGGTTATTGATAGGCTCAACCATAAAGTCAGAAGTCGCCCAAACAGTTGACCAAGTTTGATTGAAGTTGTCATCGGTTGCGATTTCGGATATTGACACGAAATCATCTACTGCAAGGCTCCAAGGATCAAGGGCTGTGTAATATCTAACAACAGGTGTTCCGACAGTTCCATTTGCATAGAAGAAGCGACCTGTAAAGTCATCAATCATTCTGCTTGTGGCAGTTATTGAAAGTTCAAGCAAAGCATCATCGCTTGTGTCAGTTATTGTCAGCGATGACTTTAGTTCCGCGAGAGTCGCGTAGCCGTTGGTGATTGCCACTAGATTTCCTCTTCTTTGGTGTTGTTTGAATTGCTCGTTCTAACTTAGGCAGAGCTAGTGCCGTTTCTTTGCGCTTTAATCTCGCCATAATTCGTGGTGTTCTTCCTTGAGCCAATAAGACTTGGAGTGTGGCAAAATCGCTCCGGTGTTCACATAGATTGGAAAACCTAGCGATTTGATTCGGCGGCAGAAGAGCAAGTCTTCGCCAATCCATTCGCCCTTAACAGGGCCATCCCAAAACCAACACCAATCCTTGCCTTGATTTGGGTCTGCTGCTTCGCGCATTGCTTCAAGAACGCTCCTGTGAACCATCAAGCAACCTGTGCCTGCGGCATCGATTTCAAAAACTGCGTTCTTGTCGTATTTGTAAAGCGGTAAAAATCCATCAGGTGAATCTTGAAATATCGCTGGCACCGGTTTCGGATAAGGCTTGCCTACCACGCCGAAGCCTGCGAAAACTAGACCTGCAACAACAGGTCGTTCTTTATCGTGTGCAGTTTCGCACAACTTGTCAAAAGTTAAGACATCAAGCTGCTCATCTGAGTCAATCATCAGAAGCCAATCTGAATCAGTTGAGTCTAAGAAATGCTTGACAACGCGATTTCTTTGTTTAGAAAGTAAGCCTGATCCTTTGATTCGAACAAAGGGGCCAAGTTTATTTGCGCGTGCTGATGCTAATTGAATGAGATGGAAGGCGAATCCGCCATTGACCATTCCAGGGTCGCAAGACCCGATTGAAACTTTGTGACCTGTTTTCATTGATTCCCCCGAATCGTTTAGAAGTGTAAGAGCGCCCAAGTCGGGGGGCCTTGAACGCTCTTACACAATTTAGTTTTCTTCTAGTGACTAGAAGGTTGGTGCTGCCAAGCCTGTTCCCGAAATAATCGAGTTCGCTAGTGGATAACGACCTGCGGTGAACGCGGCATATCCATAAACCACTGTCTTGATTGTTAGGTTTCCTGCACCTGTTGCATCATAGCGAAGGGTGAATGGAGAACCGCCTTGTTCCCACAGATGGCACTCAGGAGCAGTCACAACATAGATTTCATCTTGGTTTGTGGTTGTTCCATAAGTTGTTCCAATGTTTGCATCTGTG